GTAACTTTAGCTTTACTATTGTATTTTTTAATTGCTTCTGTGTCTTTTTGCAATACATCAGGAACTATATAGCCAAATAAAGTAACAGAAAATTCACTTTTTACTATACGATTTGTATTATCATTTAATTCTGTTATAGTATTAAACTTATCTATAGTAGCTTTAAATCTAAATCTTTCAGGATTTCCCCAGTATGAATCAGAAGCATAATTAAAGGCTTCTATAATTTTGTTAAGTTGGGAAACATAGTAGGTTTGTATAGTAAAATTATATATTATTTTGACATAATCAGGTACTACATTGGCGTGGAATTGTTTTACAGGTATAGAATTTGTTAAAACATTAAAATTTGAATAAAAATTCTTTTTAGAATAATGTTTTTGCCAAGAAGTATATAATTTAGGGTTATTGGCGTCTAACTTGTTAGTTAGGTTTCTAAGTTTTTCTACATCTGACCTCTTAAATATCATAAGAGGAGCCATAATTTTGCCTTTTTTATCTCTATAGTATCCGTCTTTTTGAGAAGATTTCCATCGTTCAGGACTACCGTATACTAAAGGCACAGGAATTCTTTCTCCATTTTGTATTACAAATGGTTTTACTACTTGTTCTATGTAGTATATTATAGACTCATCTATGTCTAATAGTCCTACAGAAAAAGGCTTAGTAGTGTCTTCTTTAAAAGAAAGTTTTTCAGATCTATTAAAATCTACACCAGTTTGATTTGTAGAAGTAAATTGATTAAAACTAGAAGGTATATTAGGATTATCAAGCGTTTCTCCTGTTTCGGGGTTAACATAAGGATCAATTTGATTGTTTAAAATTTCTCTTTGAGACTTCGGTATGGGTTTTCTTTTATCAGCCATTATAGTCTTTCTTTAGTAATTTGTACACGATCTGCTGGTGTGTAGTGAGTTTTACAAATAATAGAAATACTAGAACCAAAGTTTTCTAAACCAGGATTTAATGGATTTTCGTTGTATGGATAATCGGGGTGTTTACCAACAAAATACTGGTTTCCTATGGTGCTGTGGACTTCATAGTATCCTTCATAATACATTATTATATCACCTACTTCACATACAATATTGGCATCTACTAAATCATCTCTAAAGAATTTGAAATCTATTCCCCAATTAAAATCAACTCCGTCTTCTCCTGTTGGATATTCTTGATCGCTGCGTTCGATTTGAGCAAAAAGAATTACAGGTTCTTTATAGTATCTTTGTTCATCTGCTTCACCATAAATATTAGTTTTTGTTTTTACAATGTCTAATTTGTAATAAACACACTGTTGGCTAGTAATATTATGGAGTAATTCCCTGTTTAGGCTTCTAAATAATGATATGTCACGACTTTCTCCGTAAAGAGCCATATTATCCTATATAAATTGTAAAGGGCACATTTCTTAATTCTTTTTGCATTGCGTCAGATTCAAGAGCTCTGTTTTCTAATAAAGCTTTTCTTGAAGTTTTGTCAAAATAATTTCTTAAGGCTTCAAGAAGTTTATTTTTATCATCAGTAGCAGAGCTTAATAAATCGGGGGCATTAAGTTTAGTTGTGTCTCCTGGGATGGGGACTGAATTATCGTATTTGCCTCTAATATAGCCTAGGATTTCTTTAGATATGGCTAAAGCATACTCAAATATCCATTGTCGGCCTATTGAGTTTATTGTACTGTATGTAGGGTTAGTGTAGGGAACTTGTGATATGTTAGTTATTACATCTTCACCCCCAGTGTCAACATATGGATTATTCCTGTCTGATTTATAGATGTATTCTATCCAAAGTTTACTAGGACTTCCATCAGGAATAGGGAATAATTTTAATGTATTGTTTATAAGCTCAAAAGAATACTGTGATCTTCTTACAGTGTCGTTAAACTCAATTTGTTGGATTTTTTGCATATCATAATTGATAGGCATTAGTAAGAAGTTAATAGCAGGTGAATAGCCACCAAATCCAAAACTATCCAATAATTGAGTCATTCCTGTTCCTGTTCCTGCATATGGATCAAAATATCGGGTTATAGCAGGAGGTGCTTCATAAAATATTCTTTTAAGTTCTATAGCAGATCCACTTACTCCTAAAGTATTTAAGGCCCATTCATTTAAATCATAGGACTGTTTACTAGATGTTAGATGTATAGAACCACTGTACCATGTAACATCACCTCCAACACCTGCTTCTACTCCATACTGATCTGAAAGTCTAACTATAGTTGCTAAGTTGGGTTTGGGAAGTGAATTGTTTGCTAGGGCTATGTTTTGGCTTGCTCCTTGGAAACTTAAAAAGTTTTCAGCTGCTTGATAGGCATACAATTCATTTCCATAAGTAGTTACAGCTTCTTCTAAAGCAGTGTAAAAATTTATGTCTTGTAATTCAATGTTTACAATAGGATACCCTAGTCTTCTTGAAGCAAAAGTTGCAAATTTATCAGAATCAATTTGAAATTGATAGTCATTATCATAAAAACCAAAAGGGGTGTTTCCTGGAAAGAAACTGCTTGAACCTGGCCAGATAGGGATATTCATGGATAAAGTGTTTGTTATAAATATCCGTTAAAATACTTTCAATAAGTAATTTTAGTATTTATTTAGTTTTAAACATCTGTAGAATGTGTTTCATCTACAGTAATGCCTTCTTTAATATACAAAGCAGGATACTGGTATAATGGAAAGTCAGGGGGATAAATAGGATTATTTAATTCACCTACTAATACTAATTCTTCTGGTTCGTATTCACCAGTTACACAAACTACTCTATTAGGTTCGTTATGTAATTTTTCACCTTTTTCTAAATAGATTTTTTCCATGGTTTTTAATTTATAAATACAACACTTGTTTCACCTCCAGCACCAGACCCAGTGGCTGCAGTAAAGTCATAATTATTGCCATCATAACTGTAAGCTGTTATTGGATCTGTTGTTGAACCTGTAGGTACGGTTACATATAAAAATACAGTTTCGTATGTAATGTCTTGTATCATATGTATAGTAGTGTTTTTAATACAGCTCCAGAAGGAAGTGTAGGTGTTGCTGTGTATCTAATATAATGTCCAACAGTATTAATAGATCCAGTTAATGAATTCCAAGTACTACCTGTATTTGCAGAGTATTCCCATGATCCTGAATCAGCAGCTGTAATGCTGTCTGTTAAAATTACAGCAGATCCACTGTAAATTGATATATACATGTCTGCAGGTACAGTGTTAAATACTGCTGATTGTCTCCAAGCAAATACTTGACTAGATGCGTTTGTTTCTTCTAATATCGCATCAAAATTTGATACTGCTTGTTGAGGAAGTGAACTACTGTATGTTACTGTAATTCCATGGATTAAGGAAGGTATACTATAGTATCCTAAAGTAGAAAATGTTAATTTGAATTGTATGCTTTCTGCGGCAGTAGGCATTGACCCACTTGGATCTAAATAATTCCAAGTACCGCTGTCATCTGATATTCCACTTGTTCTGTAATACAAGTAATAAGGCTGGCGGGGCAATGCAAATCTAGGAGCATTAAAATAATCCGTTGAATCAACATGTATTCCAGAATACGCAGATGCAGATGTTGTAAATAATTCAGGTGTAATTATACAGGCACTTGATGTTGTTTCAAATTGAGCGTCTGCTTCCAATGGAAGAGTATATATGATATTGTTATTATTATTTATATCTCGAACTGTAAACATAACTCCATCTTTGTAGTATGCGGAAACAGGTGCAGATAAAAGATGTGGAGTTAAGGTTTCAAATTCACTTACTAAATATGTAGATTGTTGTATCTGATCATTTGCATGTACAGGTGTTTCAAATTCTCCTCCAGAAACATATCTTGTAATGTAATTTCGTATTGTTCCTTGCAAATGTGAAATATAAATTCTATCAATTTCAGGCATATAACATATGTCAGACATTTGTGAACTAAGAGCAAAAGTTGTTGATGACCCCGGAGGATTTTGTATCATATTATCCGCGATAAATGTGGTAGAGGCAGCAGATATACTACTTGTCGGTATTCGGCTTATTCGGGTATAATGAGACACATAATAGTTACCCGAGTTGTCTTTTATCATTACATCTGTTTCAGATGTGTTTGTTCCGCCGTGGGACTGGTTGCCTGTTGTAAATGAAAAGGCACTATTTGATCGACCATCTGTTAAAGTTAACGCGGCTCGTATATTGAATTTTTGTATACTAATAGTAGTATTGGCCGGTTTTGATACTGTGTATAGATATTGTTCAGTAAAAGACACTTTAGGTTCTAAAACTGATGAAATAGGTGAAAACGTAGCATTTGCTGTTGCACCATCAACTAAACGATATCCAGCTCTCAGATTGTCAACGGTTGTTGCTGCAGGTATTGTAGGAGGGGATAATGTGAATATTTCAGGTCTAAGTCCTTTAATAAGAATAACACTTCGACTCGTAGAAACATTAGTTGCTCTATTAACATAACATAAACGAAGATCTTCAATAATATAGGGTACTGAACCTGTTAAATTTAGTATTTCTGGAATGCCGTCACTTAACACTCCCTGAGTAATATTTAATGTAGAATCATTGATTATTGATGATATTTCATACCATGTGGTAATGTCAGCTGAACTGGTAGAACCAAATCCAATTCTGTTTCCTACACATGCACCATCTGTTTGCCATGAAGTTCCAGATCCGGTTACTAAAGTTCCAATTACCTCAACACTACCAGTAGTATGTAAATCTAGGGTTGGTTGTATACTATAACATTGATGGTAAGAATTTGGATTATATGAAACATTTATGCTTTGATATGTGTTAGTTATTTCGTTGGTTGATTTTTTATATGTAAAGAAAAATATTTGTTTTGAAACAGCTCCAGAAGATATACTACCGCCAAATGTAGTAAAACACCATAATGTGTCTTCATCGTATTTTAATAGTCCTATTGTATTAAATCGACGATTATTTCCAGAAGCTCCTTCATACCCACGCATAAATCTAGGTTCAACAGGAGAAACATAAGTATCCCCAGTTGAGCCAGTTTGAGTTTGCATTAAATATCCTAAATTTAATTTTGTGGAATCATATGATGTAGGATATGTTACTGAGTCAGTATTAAATTCATATGTTATGTAGTTTAATATCATATTATATTCTATTTAATCCAACACGTAATTTTATTCCTACTGGTATAAAATCAGCTACATATCGTATATAATTTCCTACAGCATCTGCAGTGTTATCCCAGGCTAACCATGTGTTACCATCAGTTGAATACTGCCATGTACCAGATGCATTTGTCGCAGTTGTATCATAATATATAATTTTATTGTTAGCAGTATTATACAATCGTATTTTTAATTCTGGGATGTTTCCGTACCATGGTTCTACTTGTTGCCAAGCAAATATTCGATTTGTTGTGTCAGATTTTGCTGTAGATGGAGCATAATGTGAATCTGTTCGGTCGTCTTCATATACCAATGTAAACCCATATATTCGATTAGACAAACAAGTATTACCTGCAACACGATATGAAAATCGAAATTGTATTTCTATGTTATCTAGTACTCCCTCACATTCAATGTCTTGATTTAGTTCATCTATAGTATTATATACTTTCCATGAACCCGAATTGTCATCTATGCCTGTTGTTCTATAATATATTACAATGGGTTCTGGGGGGAGATTAAATGGTGGGTTGCCGTATTGTTTTAATGAGTTTATATGTAATCCTGTTATGGCTACTATGTTTGTTAAAGTAAATTTTGGTGTGTAAAATGCATTTTTGGAAAAATCTACATATGTTGCTTCGCATTCTAATGGAACTGCATACATATTGTTTTGAATAGTGTTTAGTGGTCTGCATAAATGCATAACACCAGTTTCAACAGAACCAAAAAAGCCGGTACCTAATGTGTCAGGATATCTAGGAGCATTGGAGTTTGCTGTGTTTCCCTGTAACTGTCCTAAATTTCCTAAAAATGCTAAATCGTATGAATTATCAATTGCTAATTGATTGAATGTGTCTCTTCCATATAAAGTATTGGTTAATGTAGGAAATTGTAAATCTGTACGGTAACCTGTTATAAAACTTTTGGCAGTTGCTGAAGAATTTAATATGATTAAACGATCAATAGCAGGCATATAATACACTCGTCCAACATTTCCAGCAGCAGGTATTGTGAGAGATGAACCAGGAGGAGTTTCATCCATTTGCGTGTATGGTGGAGTAACTCCATTAAATAAATCATTTATATTGATTTGTACGATGCCTGCAGGACTATTTCTATCAGCAAATATAGAATAGCTTCCAGAAGCAGCTCCAGATTGCATTGTACCAATAGCAAATTTACCAGAAGTAAAATTAGTAATTCCTAAAGAATTTGGTGAAATTATTTGTGTAGCAGTACTAAATGCAATGTTTGCTTGTGCAGCACTAGTGCCATGTACTCGAAGTTGTGAATCTTTTAGATTTAATCGTATAAAGTTATTAGAAGTACCTCTTACATACAAATGAACTATGTCTTCACTTTGTTTAGGTACTATTCGACTATCATTTAATCCGCCTAAAAAATTACTAACATTAAAATACTTGTTTGCTTCTTGATATCCTTGATCTTGTAATCGATAATAGCCTTTATTTAATCCAGCATAGTCTAAAGCAGGAAGTGTAATGGTTGTACCTGCTGGGGTAAAATCATCCCATGATAAGCCTTGTATAAGTCCAATTCCGTTTAATGAGTTGTTAGATAAACAGGAAAATTGCAGGTTTTCTATAACATATGGAGTACCTGGAGCTAAAGTGCCTGCAGAAGAATCTAATGTTAATACTTGTGATATGTAATCAGGGGTAGTAGCAAAGTTTATATCATGGTTTCCATATGTAGTATCAACTGCTACTAGTCCAGCATCTACAGTAGTATTAGGCGATCCAATGTAAAGTTTGGATTCGTCTGGGCTTAATGCCGGGCGATATAGATATAAAGCTAAATTACCATATGCAATATTTGGGCAAAATGTTGGAGAAGTTGAAGAATTTGTTACTGTTAATGTTGCAAGGTCGTATTTTGATACTATAGTACTTGAATTAACATATAAACTACCAGATGAATCTGGGAGTATTGATTGTACTGTGGTTACTGCGCTTTGACCTTTTATAATATCACCAACAGCAGACAGTTCAACTAAATATGAATTTCCTGACACGCCTTTCCATTGAGTAAAGGACCCCCCAACAACAATACTGTTTGTTGCGGATTTGTAATAAATTGCGTTAACGTTACTATTAAAAGCATTGCTGGATCCGGCTGTTCCTACTACAAATGAAGCATCTAAACCGCCTGTTTTAAGTATTTTTGCAATATATCGAGAGTTATTGGCTGTTGAACCAACTTGAGTAAATGTCCCCCCTATATAAACATCATCATTTGAATCTACTGCTATAGTGTAAACATTAGAATTTGGTGAGTTAGTTGTTATGTAACTTGTGTCACGCGAACCATCGGGTAATAGTTTTGCTAGGCGTGGGGTAGATGCTCCTTTATATGTTGTGAAAATACCACCGACCCACAATGAACCTGAAGAGTCAAATTGTATATCGTATACGGCATTATTAAATCCCGTCGTGTTATTAAATGAAGTGTCTTTTGTTCCGTCTGGGTTGAGTTTAATAATTTCGTTGTTAGTAGATCCAGAATACGTTCCAAAAGTACCCCC